CCAGGATACCGCCGACATAGGCACCGAACAGCGCGCCCAGCGACTGGCCGAGACCGCCCGCGATGCCGCCGCCGAGCACGCCACCGGCGAGCGTCAACACGAGCTGGGCCACTTATTCAGGTCTCGACTTCGAAGGTAAGGTTCGGCAGGCGGTTGCCAAACGGCGTGATGTAGAGCCGCTCCATCATCACATAGGCGAGACCGCGATAGGCTGGCGTGCGGTCGGCGCCTTCGACGGCCTGGATGAGCGGGTCGGGTTCCTGCGACTCGTCGCCGAGATAAACCCGCATATCGCCGACCTTGTCGTCCTCGAAGGCATTGCCGTCAGCGAAGACGCGGTTCACGGCTGCAATCGGGCCGGCGCAGAGTCCGACCGCAATATCCGCATAATAGTGATAGGTGACGTTGGTCACGGTCTGGCTGCCGCCGCCACCGCCCTTGCCGCCACCTCCGACTGTCTGGGTTTCGGTGCGAACCTCCTCGTCGAAGCCGCGCATCCAGATGACGTTCGAGGCCATCCGGCCCTTGCCGTAGAGCATCGGGATCACGGCGCCGTAGCTCGACGACTGCACGCGCAAGTCTTGCATGCGCGCGCCGTAAACGGTCTGGCTTGCCGTGCCACCGAACAGCTGCTGGTCGACAATGCCGCCGACGTAACCGCCGACCAGCCCGCCGATCGCACCACCGAGGCCCGGCAGCAGCAGGTTGCCCAGCACATAGCCGCCGACCGTGAGGACGATCTTCGCCACGATCAGTCCTCGATGCCGGGCATGCGGAACGCATGGCGGAGCTTTGCCCGCCACCAGGGCGAGAAGCCGTGTTCGACCACCTTGCCGGCTTCACGATAGCAATGGATCAACCCGCCTCCCGGCGTGACGTAGGCGCAATGATGCGCCGGTCCCTTGCCGGCGCCGAACAACAGGATGTCGCCGGCCAGTGCATCAGATGGTTCGATCTCCTCGCAACGCTCCTTGAAGCCGAGATACATGCGAGGCTCGGCGCGATAGAGGTGCCAGGTCTCCGGATAGTCGAGCGGGATCGCGATTTCCCCGACAAACGGCTGGGCGACGCCGCGGATGAAGCCGATGCAGTCGCAGCCGACTCCATTGAGCGATGCCTGATGGTGCCAAGGCGTGCCGAGCCAGCTGCGAGCCTCGGCGATGACTGCGTCACGGGTGAACATCAGCCCTTCATCGGATAGGAGAAGACCTTGTCGTTGCCCGGAATGTGCGGCTCGCCGCGGAAGTTCAGGATGTTGCCGAAGCGGGCGTGACAGGTCTCCGGAGTCTTGTCGCAGCCGGCGACGAGACGCACCTGGTCGCCGATCGCGATCGGTCGCGGCATCGGCGTGAACAGCTGAATTGACAGTCCATTGTGCTGCAGCACCTCGGTCGCCGCGCCTGCGTTTGCACCGGTGAGGAACGTGCAGATGCCGAAGGTGTAGAAGCCCGTTGGCCGCGCCGTCGGCACCGTGAAGGTGTCGCCACTGGATACGGCGCTGATGGCGAGCTCGTCGGTCAATGGTCCGAGCACGACCTTGCACTCGGCGCTGCCGAGGTCCGTTCGGCACAGCCGCGAATAGAGCTTGCCCGCCACCTGTTGCAGCCGGTTCGCGATGCCGCGGATTTCGGCCGAGAAGCGGTTGTCGGCGCGCTTCACCTCGCCGAGCGAGCCGCGGCGAAGGAGCACTCGACCTTGTGTGAGGTCGGCCCAGTTGACGAGAAAGATGTCGATCTTCGCGCCATCAAACAGGCCGGCCGTCAGGTCTTCCGCCTTGAGCGCGTCGTCGTCGAGGAAGCCGTCAACATCGAGGTTGTCGACGGACAGGTCGGCGCCCGATTTGATTGCGCTCGGCAGGAAGCCGGTTGCGGCGACGTACGTCAGGCCATCGATGACGAGCGGCTGGTCATGGTCTGTGAAGCCGCGCACCCACCCGTCTGTCCGTTCCAGCCGCCAGCAGGTCGCAAGTGTCGTCACCTCGCCGACCAGATGCGCGGCGAGCGCTGCCGAGACAGTCTTCATGGTCAAGTCCGGATTTCGACCAGCGCGATCGAGGAGACCTGCTGGATGTGGTAGGCGACCGCGACCACCGGCAGATGATCGGTGTCGAAGCGCACCGGCACGTCGAACAAAAAATCGGCATACGGCTGCGAGCCCGGCGCTAAGCCGAAGGTGACGAGGCCGGTGAGGTGGTCGACATCGACCGACACCGGGTTGCCGCTGACGCGAACGACGACGGTGCCCGCCTCGGGCTTGGTGATGGTGCGCTGGTCCACGGAGGGTCCCGAGGCGTATTGCTTGGTCAGCTGCCACACCAGCGGGTCCGCGGTCGCCGCAAGCGGTTGAGCTTCAGCTTCAAAATCGTTCCAGTCCCGGAATCGGAAGCCATAGGCCCGCCCCTTGCGGGCGCGGAAGAAGGCGATCACCTCCGCCATCTGCTCGCGGGTGCGAATGCCGGTCGAGATGTCGTACTTGGCGCGCGCGGCCGACCAGTTGACGTTGCGCTGCTCGAAACCCGAGGCGACCGAGATGATGTCGGTCGAGAATTCGGGTCCGCCGGTCGCCCCGCGTGCCACCGCGTCGGGAAATCGCACGTCGTGGAATCCGGTCACAGGTTGCGCTCCGCGCGCCGCAGCGCAGCCGCCATGTCGGCGGTGATCTGGCTCTGCGCCCGCCGGAACGAGGCGGCGTCCGGAGTCGTGACCGCGAAGTTGAGCACGATCGGCGCCGCTTTCGTGCTGCGCTCGTAGGACGCGGCCTCGGCGCGATTGAGCACGCGCTCGCCGCGCTGGAGGATTGCCGGCACCTCGTCGGGCGAAAGGAACGCGCCGTCATGCAGGCGCGGCGCATTGTGGAAGACCTGCGCGGGCGCCCAGTGCGGCGTTCCGCCCACGCCGACGACGCCGCCCTCGTGGAACTTGAACCCGAACAGGCCACCGAAGAGGCCGCCGACGTTGTTGAGGGTCGTCAGATTGGTGCCGAACAGGAAGTTCTTGAGCGGGTTGAGGACCGCGAGCTTGAGGATTTCCTTCTCGATGTCGGCGAGCGCCGCGCGTCCTGCATCCGCCCAGGACTTCCAGTCGGTCTTGCCCTGCGCGATCAGGGTCGCAAAGTGGTTGAAGGTTGTGTCGGTGATGCCCTGCAGCGCCTGCATCGCGCCCTGCGAGCGCGCAAGCTCCTGGTTGAGACGCTCGATGTAGCCAGCATTGGCGAGGATCGCCTGGCCTTCGGCGCTGGCGAGATCGATTCCTTTCAGGCGGAGCTGCTGCTCGGCCTGCAATTGCGCGATGATGATGGCCCGCTGAGACTCGCCCTGGCCAGTCAGTTCGATCTGCTTCTGCAGAAGCTCGATCTGGTTCTTCTGGCCTTCGATCGTCTGCAGCGCGGCCGCGCGCGCCTGTTCCCCGTGCAACCTTGCATAGGCTCCGCGCAGCGCATCGATGACGCGCGCGAGCGTGCCCTTCGCGTCTCCCTCGGCAAGCGCCTGCGCGATGATGAGCGGACGAAGCGCCTGCTCGACCTGCATCAGCCGCTGGGCTTGCTCGGTGGAGATCGTGCCGGCCGCTACTGCATCGTTGAGCTTGCGCTGCGCGGCGGCTTCGGCCGTCAGATCGGTGGCCGACTTCGCCGACTGCGCGGCTTGTTCCGCGATCTGCTCGCGCAGCAATTCGCGCGCGCGGGTCTCGACATCGACGCCGTTCTGCACAGCCTCGGTCAGGGCCTTGCGGCGGACTTCCGCCTGCTGGGCTGCCGCGGCGCCCTTGAGCCAGGCGTCGGCAAGCCCGAGCGTCGCCTTGGTATTGACCTCGACGACGCGCGACTGGTCGATATGCGCCTGCGTGGCCTCGGCGCGCGCCTTGGTGCCGGCCCGCGTGACGTCGGCCTCGGCGATGGCAACCGGGATCGCCTGTCCGGCGAGTTCGAGCCGCCGCCGCTCTTCGGCGATGGCGGCCTTCTGCGCCGGCGTCTTGGCCTGGAGGGCCTGGATTTCGAGTTCGTCGAGGCGGCGGGCTTTCTCGGCGGGATCGAGCCAGGTGCGAAGCGCCCGTGTAACAGCGTCATAAGCGGTCTCGACCTGCTTGAGGTCGGCCACCTTCTGCCGGACCAGCGGATCATCGAGCGCGGAACGAAGCTGCGCTTGGCGCGCTTTCAGCGTTTGCAGCTCTTCGAAGCCGGGCGTGAGATCGCGCGCAACGGCCCCGGTGCGGACCGAGAGCTCGTTGGCCTTGGCCTCCTTGGCGCGAACCTGGATCGCATCGAGCTTCGCCTCGATCCTGGCGATCTCCGCGTTAACGTCGGCCAGCATCCGCGTGTTGAAATTGCGGGCCTGGGCGGCGAAGCGGGTGGGCGGGTTCTCGATCAGCGCCTGCAGGCGCGCGCGTTCCTGCTGAAGCTCCTTCAGCTGCTGTTCGATCGGCGCTCCGTCGAGCGCCCGCGAGATCGCCCGGCCCATGGCGTCGTAGGCGTTCGACGCCATCCTCCCGACGAAGTCCCAGGCGCGGCCAAGCGCGGTGGCTGCTTCCGCCGCGTTGACGAGGCTACCCTTGAGCGCGTCGAGCATGACGCGCTGCGCGCCGGTGCGATCGTTGTGGTCGGCGAGCGTGCGGACATACTGCCGCGTCTTGTCGTCGAGGAAATTGAGCTTGTCGTTAAGCGCGTCGGCGCCCCGGACGGGGTCGGCGAAGGCGCCGGCAAGCTCCTTGGTTGCGGTCGCAACGTCGGTGCCGGTCGTCGCCGCGTAGTTCTTGACGACCTTGATCAGGCCTTCGAAGGTCGAGACCGCGATCTTGCCGGTCCGGAGGAATGCGGCCTCCATCTCGCGCGCGGCGGCGACCGAGACGTTGCCGGCGGAAGCCGACTGCTCCGCAATCCGTTCGATCTGGCCAACGGTCGCGCCCGCAGCCCTGCCGGTGCCGGCAAGCGCGACCTCGAGCTCTTTCTGCGACTCGATGTAGCGGTAGTATGAGTAGCCGACCGCGGCGCCGATCGCGGCAATGCCGACCACGACCGCGGTCGTCGGCGTGATCAGGCTGGTGAGGCCCTGCCAGACGCCGCGCAGGATGCCGCTGACGCCCGCGCCCGGGCCAAAGATCTGGGCGATCTGCGAGCCCTGCTGCATCAGCACCATCAGCGGGCGCTGGCCGCTCGCGAGCGAGACGACGACGTCGTTGAGCTGATAGCTGAGATTGACGAGCTGATTGGACGTCAGCTTGCCCGCCGCGCCGATCCCTCCGAGCGCCCGCGCCGTGCCATCGAAGCGGGCTTGTGCCAAGCCATGCGCAGCCGCTTGCTCCGCGGCGGTGATCGCGCCCGCCTTGAAGAGGCCGTTGGCTTCCGCGATCTCGGCATTGAGCCTGGCTTGCGCGGTGCCGAGCGGATCGATCTGTGCGCGGAGCGCCGCGGTGCGAGCAGCGAGGTCTTCGGGGGCCTTGGCCGACTCTTCGAAAACGGCCGCGGACTCGCGCGCGGATTTCGGCGCCGTGCCGACGCCGAGAACCGAATTGAAATTGCGTTGCGCCTGGTCGGCAGCGCCAGCTTGCCGTGCCGCCTCCGCCAGACGCTGCAGACGCTGGGCCTGCCGGTCGGTGGCGGCGCCCGTGGCATCCATGCTGGATGCGACACCACGAAACGCATCCTGCCCGGCCTTGCCGACTTCATCGAATGCGCGCTTGACCTCGGCCTTGCCCTCGACGCCGAGACGGATCGAGACCTGGGTGGTGCTCATTCAGTCGCTGTTCCGGGCGTAGGCACGAACGATGATCGGTTCGATTTCGGGGAGGATGTCGACGAGGAGCGGGTTCAACGCACCCATGGCGTCGGCGAGTAGCAGCACGGCGCCGAAATCGAGCGCATAGACGCCGCCCATGACCGCGCGGACC